GCCTACTGGCGACCCAATGGCCGAGCAGAAGCTAGCGTTAGAAGCACAGAAGATGCAGATGGACGCTCAGCTAAAAGGCGCTCAGATCCAAGCACAGGCCCAGAAGTTAGAAGTAGAACAGCAGAAGATGGCGTCTGATCGAGAGTTGGAGTTAGCCAAGATGGCCGCTGAGAAGGGCATTAAGGTTAGCGAGATGCGCACTAAGCTGGGTATCGAGAAGATGAAAGTGCAGAGCAAAGATATGCTGTTTGAAAAAGAGCAAGCGTTGAAGATGCAAACAGGCAGTGGAATCTAATTGAACATTGATACTAAGTCCACCACATGGGTAGAGATAGCCAAGTGGGCAGAAGAAGAAATTAAGTCTCGCCATGAACTGCTTGAGATGACTCGATTGAGCCATGAGGACACGCAGTTCATACGGGGCGAGATAGGAAGTTTAAAAGCGTTACTGGCCATGCCAACGGCTTTGCTGTTGCACATCGCTAGTAGCAACTATGAGTAAACACAGTGCCGCTAATAAGAGCCGCCGAGGGTGTAACCGATGGACAGTAACGAAACAGTAGATGATTTTGATTCAGCATTTGACGAGTTTTCAGAAAAGCAAGAAGACGGGTTGATTGTTAATTTAGAAGAAGAAGATACAGAGATTGTTGGAGAAACCGCAGAAGTTCCAACAGAAGAGGTTCCAGTTGAAGACATCTGGGCAGGGGCCGATGATTCCCTAAAGAGCGAGTACGATAAGCTCCGAGATAATAATGACAAGCTGTCCCACCAAGCGAAAAGCAATGCGGGACGGATTGGCGCACTACAGCGCAAGTTAAACGAATTTCAAGCGACTTCAACTGCCGGTGGTGTTACACCATCCGCAAACGAAGTGGCTGAAGCTATGAAGACCCCCGAAGCTTGGGCGTCTTTTAACGAAGAGTATCCTGACATTCACGACGCGATTGAGTCCCGTCTTGAGGTGGAAAGGAGCCAAAACCAAGAAACAATGAATCGAGCGCTTCAACCGTTAAGAGCAGCGGAAGAAGAGCGCCATGTCAACACTCAGTACGCCGCCTTAGAGGCCGCTCATACTGATTGGAAAGACGTGGTGAAGAGCGAATCTTTTGTTGATTGGCTGCGAGAACAACCTAGCGCGATCCAGCAGTTATCGAATAGTAATGACGCTTTTGAAGCCTCTAAGCTTATCGACTACTTCAAGCTGAGTCAGCCGCAGGAAGAGATTGCAACAACTTCAACCGTCACAAGTATTCAGCAAAAGCGAGCTAAGCAATTAGAAGACTCTACTGGGGTTAAATCAAAGCCAGGGGCAGGGGCCACTGGAATAATCCCACCAGATGACTTTGAAACTGCGTTTGAAATGTTTGCTGCTGATAATCGCTAGTTAATTTATTAGGAGGCCATCATGGCTAACACAGAATACGGTGATATTTCACCACGTACCGCAGCATTTGCTGCTAAAGAAATGCTAAAGCGCGGCATCCCATACTTAGTATTAGAGAAGTTCGGTCAGGCACGTCCTTTGGCCACAAAGTCTTCAAAAGTACAAAAGTTCCGTCGCTACAATAGCTTGGCATTAGCTACTACCGCATTGACTGAAGGCGTAACGCCAACAGCAAAGCAGTTAGCTGCAACTGACATTACGGCCACCTTGCAACAGTTCGGTGACTTAGTAACCATCAGTGATGTCATCATTGACACCCACGAAGATCCCGTCTTGCGCGAAGCTTCTGAAGTGTTAGGTGAGCAAGCTGCACAATCTGTTGAGACAGTTCGTTTTAACGTATTGAAAGCTGGCACTAACGTACAGTATGCAAACGGTTCTGCCCGTAACGCTGTAAACACTGAGATGACTTTAGCCGACCAGCGTAAAGCGACTCGTACACTAAAGCGTCAGAATGCGCGTCAAATCACTTCCGTAGTACGAAGCACACCTTCTTACGGCACTGAAGCTGTCGCACCGTCTTTCATCGGTTTGATCCACCCTGATATGGACGCGGTAATTCGCGGCTTTGCTGGGTTTGTTCCTACTGAGAAGTACGGTCAGTTAACTCCACATGAAGGCGAGATTGGTAAGGTAGAGGACGTGCGTTATATGTGTTCTACGGTCTTCTCATCAATCGCCAACGGTGGTGCAACTAAGGGCGCAATGATCTCAACCGCTGGTTCGGTTGCTGACGTATACACTACGTTGATTGTTGGACGTGACGCTTACGGCATTGTTCCGCTGAAAGGTAGTTCAAGTCTAAGCCCAGCCGTAGTTAACCCAAAGCCTTCTGATAGCGATCCATTGGCCCAACGTGGTCATGTTAGCTGGAAGACTATGCAAACCGCAGTAATTCTAAACGATGCCTTTATGGTTCGTATTGAGTCTGCTGTAACCGACTAACCATTAGGTTAGTTTCCCCTAAAGGGCGCCCTAATCGGCGCCCTTTTTTATTGGAGTAAATAAATGACTGAAGTAGATACCGTTGAGGTTACTAACGAAAAGCCAGCCGCTAAAAAGCGGAGCGCTACCAAACCCAGCCGTGTAAAAGTGATCTTCCACAATCAGGATGGTGATCTTGGCAAAGGTGATATTTTTGTATCTGTAAATGGCTATGCCTACCAGATCAAACGTAATGAGCCTGTTGACCTACCTCCCGAAGTGATTGAAGTAATCGACAACGCGGTCATTACACATATGGAGCGAGTAGACGGAGTTGATACAACCCGCGACTTGCAACGTTTCCCCTACTCATTGGCGGGTTAAACTTTGAACTATCTGGCACTTTGCGACAAGCTGTTAAAAGAAACAGGGCTAAGCGATCAAGGCGTGGCTTCTGTTGTTAACCAAACTGGTCTTAACAAAAAGTCTGTTGATTGGATTAACCGAGCTTGGACTGAAATACAGAATCTCAATGACTGGGATTTCTCGTGGACGACAGGATCTTTTGACACAGTAAATGGCCAACAAAACTATGATCCAGTAGGTAACTTGGCTCTTTCGCCAGCGTTAGGTAAGTGGATCACAAGTTCTGTACGCATCACGGACAGCAATGGAACGGGTTACTTAACCTTCGTTCCTTGGGCCACATGGTTGCGTACTACATTTTCAAGCGGGAAGCCAACCAGCTTCACGATTAGACCGGACAATCATTTATCGTTTAATACGCTGCCAGACGCAGTTTATACAATCTATTTTGATTATTTCCGGACACCACAACAGTTATCTACAAATACAGATGAATTGTTGTTAGCAGAACAATATCACGATGCTGTTCTTTATAAGGCCATACTTTATGTAGCGGCAGAGCAAGATGCTCCTGAGTTGTATCAGGATGCACAAGCCCAGCTAAACATACGGCTATCTTCTATGGGAGTTAGTTTGCTACCCACCATTACTTTGGCCGAAAGGCCGGTGGCATAACGATGGCAGTTCAGTCTCAAGCTTGGGCTTTAAGTGGGGGTTTAGACCTCATTAGCCCTGCGTTACAGATGCCCCCAGGCAAAGCTATATTAGCCCAGAACTACGAGTGTGCTATGACTGGTGGATACCGTCGCATAGATGGCTATACAATCTACGATGGTCGATCAAATGGGACTCATTTAGCTGTTACAGGTAGTGGGCCTATTAGGGGTGTTTGGGAATACAACAATGTTGTTTACGCCTTCCGAAATAACGCTGGCGGTTCTGCGTGTGTGATGCACAAAAGCACGTCTTCTGGATGGGCTGTCGTATCAACACCGACGCTTAGCCCCAATGGTAATTTTGAGTTTATTAACCACAACTTTACTGGACACTCAGGTAGTTTAAAGATGTTCGGTTGCGATGGGATAAACAAAGCTTTCCAGTTCAATGGGACAACACTTTCTTTTTTAACTACAGGCATGACTACCGATACGCCATCTCATATCGGTGTGCATAAAAACCATCTCTTCTTATCGTTTACTGGCGGTTCTGTTCAGCACAGCGGAGTGGGAAATCCTGCAAGCTGGAACCTAGTTACAGGTGCTGGTGAGATTGGTATTGGTACTGAAGTTACTGGTTTTAGCAGTATGAAAGGTGACTCGTTAGCTATTACTGGAATTAATCAAATATCAATTTTGTACGGCGCTTCTGCTTCAGACTGGAACTTAAAACTGTTCTCCCCAGCCATCGGTGCGGTAGCCCGTACTAACGGCCAAATGGATTCAGACCTTTACTTCTTCAATGGCGATGATCTTAGCAGCCTAACAGCTACGCAAGCTTTTGGTGACTTTGAATCTGCAAGTGTTTCTGCGGTTGTTAAACCTTTCATAGATGCTAGAAAAAACAACACCGTTGGTGCAACAGTCAACCGTGACAAGAATCAATATCGTTTGTTCTTTGATGATAAGTCTGTATTAGTCGGCACAATTATTAACCGTCAAGTTGTTGGTTTTACCACATGGAGACTAGAGCATACGCCTAGTTTTATTACTGAGAAGTACATGGGATGCACAGACGGAAGCGTAATGTATATGGACAATGGGGTGTCATTTAATGGCACTGCTATCCAGTCTTATTTAAGACTTCCATTTACTAGCTTTAACACTCCGCATAGAAAGAAACGTTTTCGTAAAGCCACTTTAGAGCTTGAGGCTGGCAGTCAGGCGACTTTAGATTACCTAGCCGACTACGACTATGGATCTGGAGGATCGTCCTCTGGGGCGCAAGCTACTGTCTATGGAGGCGGTGGTTTTTGGGACGTAGCAAACTGGAATAACTTTGTTTGGTCTAGTGCCGTAGTGGCATCCGCAGAAGCCTACTTAAACGGCAGTGGTATGAATATTAGTTTATTAATTGTTCATTCCAGCGCAACCGACCCCGCATTTACTTTGCAAGGCGTCCAACTGAACTACTCCCTACGAGGCTTAAATAGATGAGTAATACCTATACCAAACCTTCTGACCTGGTATCCGGCACAACCGCCCGTGCAAGTGATATTAATGACCGTGCAAGTGCTACTGAAACGGGTTTTGATAACGTTCAAGTTATCACTCACAGGGCTATTAAACTCCCCGTCGGTACGTCTGGCGATCAATTTATATCTGAATCTTCTGCCAACCGAGCTAATAAAGAAGTTGGATTTAATGCCAGTGGCGTACTAACGCTCATTAGCTCCGCTTTCCAATGGAAAGGCAACTGGGCAACATCTACAGCGTATATTAAAAACGATACGGTTCGAGATAATAGCACTAAGAATATTTATGCAGTTCTCGTAGATCATACTTCTGGGACATTATCTTCAGATATTTCTGCTTCTAAGTTAGCATTAGCTATTAATGTTGCTGACGTAGAAACCGCAAAGTCGGCTGCGCAAACAGCACAAGCGGCCGCTGAAACAGCAGAGACAAATGCTGAAACAGCAGAATCAAATGCTGAAACAGCAGAATCAAATGCTGCCAGTTCAGCAACAGCTTCGGCCAATTCAGCAACCGCAGGAGCTAACTCAGCTACTGCTGCTGCCAACTCTGCTACCGCAGGGGCTAACTCAGCTACCGCAGGGGCTAACTCAGCAACCGCAGGGGCTAACTCAGCAACCGCTGCTGCCAACTCAGCGTCTACAGCTTCTACTCAAGCTACTAATTCTAGTAACTCTGCAACCGCAGGGGCTAATTCAGCAACCGCTGCTGCGTCTAGCGCGTCAACAGCAACTACCAAAGCTAATCAAGCAAGCGCAAGTGCAAGCACTGCCAGCACACAAGCAACTAATGCTTCCAACTCTGCAACCGCTTCGGCTAACTCAGCTACTGCTGCTGCCAACAGTGCATCAGGTGTGTCTAGTTCAGCTACGGGTGCTGCAAACTCTGCAACCGCTGCCGCTGCTTCTTTCGACTCATTTGATGACCGCTATCTTGGAGCAAAGAATGCGAATGTAAATGTTGATAATGATGGCAATAGTCTTATCACAGGTGCGCTTTACTTCAACAGCACCGCAAACTCAATGCGAGTATATAACGGCTCAAGCTGGCAAGATGCTGGCTCCGCAGTCAATGGCACATCACAGCGAGTCGTCTACACAGCCACCGCTAACCAGACTACATTCTCTGTGACCTATGACGCTGGCTTTGTGGATGTATACCTCAACGGAATTAAGCTACTCCTAGCTACAGATTTCACAGGCACATCAGGAACCAATGTAGTTCTAGCTACAGGCGCAACAGTAGGAGACATAGTAGACATAGTCTCTTATGGTGCGTTTAATCTTGCAAACACTTATACACAAGCCCAAACAAATACATTAATTAGCGCATCATTAGCAAAATCTGGTGGGGCCATGACAGGCCCGATAACGACTAACTCCACTTTCGATGGGGTGGATATTGCTACCCGTGACGGAATCCTTACGTCTACTACTGCAACCGCTAATGCCGCTTTACCCAAGGCTGGAGGCATACTTACGGGAGCTATAACGACTAACAGCACATTTGATGGTCGTGATGTAGCAGCAGACGGAGTAACAGCAGACGCAGCATTACCCAAGGCTGGAGGCGTAGTTACAGGCTTGGTCAATATGTCTGACCAGATCGTCCAGCGTCCACTACTTCAAGATTACTCAGAAAAAACGGTTGCAATGGGTTCTGCAACGGCAGTCAACTTAGAGGACGGAAACGTATTCAGCAAGACGATTAGCGGCACAACTACACTCACATTTACTAACCCTAGCTCAGTGGGAACAAGTTCTTTTAGTCTTATTTTAACCAATGGCGGCAGTGCCACGTTGAATTTTCCGACTGTCAAATGGCCTGCTGCTACAGCACCAACACTAACTGCGTCAGGCATTGATGTTTTAGTGTTCGTTTATCACGGCTCAACGTGGTACGGAATCGCTAGTGGCATAGGTATGGCTTAATGACGATTGAAAA